CGACACTCCCGAGCCGGTCAACGAAGCCGTTCGCCAACTGGCTGCGCACCTCTACGCCAACCGGGAAGCGACGATGGTTGGCGTCACTGCACAGGAATTACCCTTCGGTTTCCTTGATCTTCTTGGGCCATACCGGGCTTGGAGCTTCGGCTAATGCCCGGTTGTGAGCCCTCTTTAGACCTGCAAAAGGCCATTCGCAGCCGCCTTCTAGGTAACATCGAACTCATCGCGCTGGTCCTGCCCGAACATATTCTGGACAGCGCCGGGCGTCCGGAAGTGATGCCATGCGTCCTTATCGGCGAAGGGCAATCCGTTTATCGCCGGTTTAACTCCACCACCTACGCGACTTTACACATTTGGGTTCAAGAGCCGGGCCTTACCACAGCCAAAGCTATCGCCGGCACGATCGTTGAGGCTTTGCGGATCGATGCGCAGATCGAAGGCGTTCTTCGGCTCGATAACTTCACCTGCCGCGATCTCGCCGTCACTCAGACCCAGTTCATGCGCGATCCGCACGGCCCCTACTCTCACGGCATCGTCACGGTCGCCGGTTTAATGCAGGCGAACTGATGCGCGCTGGCACCTTAGACCGCATTGTGGAGCTACAGCGGCGATCCACGGCCCTGGACCTGTACGGCGTTCCTACAGACGTGTGGACCACCTACGCCACGATGCGCGCTCAGAAGCTCGAAAACGCGACCACGATGCATGAGGGACAGCGTGGCGACACGCCCGATGCCCTCATAACCTTCCGGATGCGCTGGATTGACGGCGTAAGCACCGACGATCGCGTGAGCTATGAGGGCAAGCCTCTCAAGATCACGGTTATCCGGGAATTGGGCCGCCGGGTTGGGTTGGACGTTACGTGTGAGCGGGTGGGACAATGATCTTCACTGCCACGCTACGGTTTATGGAAAATACCTTCGCGCCCCAAAAGCCTGATCTCAACGGCGGCGGTCTCTTTGCGAACCTTGGAAAACTCGAACTTAATAAGCAGCGCGAGACGAACACCCAGTTGTCTCACGACGTCTCTTTTCCCATTCCAGCCATTCGTTTCAGGCTTTATAGTAAGTTTTATCAGGTGGACGGTGCCGCGAGCCGCAATAACCATCTGCATCGCAATCGAGCAAGCTTCCAGACTTGCGTCTATGAACTCCGCTCTAACGTTCTGTGTCTGAACATCTCCCCAAATGTCGCCCCGCCTTTCTTGAAGACGAGCGACGACGCTTTCCAACCTATCAACGGCGGTCTGAAATTCATTGACGCCGTTAGGGATAGCACTGTGGGACCCGAGCAGATGCGTCAGCCTCCGTTCCACTATTTCGCAGCCGCTGACAACTTGATTTATCAAGATGGTCTCAGCGTTCAAATCAACCGAACGCTTTCGCAGTCGATCATACAGCATATGATCATTCTGTTTTACGAGTTGGTTAAGTTGATCCTTAACCGGCTTCAGGGTCTTGTAAGCAGCGAACAGGGCAACGCCCGCAGCAGCAAGGGTTGCAAACGCACCAACTATTGCCCCCGCAAATCCAAGCCAATCGCTTCGATTTCCGTCCTTCGCGAGATTTATCGCGAATGCGATCCAGATCGGCAGCGTGAAAAACGAGACCGCCGTCCCAGCAAGAAACGAGACGAGAACTGCACTTCCATATCCAAACCTGCCCATATTCGATATGTGCCCTCCTCCTGTACCCTTGTCGATAGGGCTGCGACATGAAGGGCCGAAAACCTGAACTTGTCCCCGACACAAACGCGATCGAGGACACTCCGAAGCCGCCTGCCTGGCTCTCGAAATACGCCAAGGCCGAATGGAAGCGCGTCATGCCCGAGCTTACCAAGCGCCGGATATTGACGGCTGCCGATATCGGTAGCGTCGAATGCTACTGCACGGCCATCGGCCGCGTCCGCGAAATCGAAAAGCTGTTAGGCGCCGGCATCGATCCCAAGCTTTTCCGAATGCAGGATCAAAGTATCAAGACAGCCCGGCAACTTGCCGCAGAGCTTGGCCTTACGCCCGTTTCCCGCTCCCGACCCTCAATCCGTGACGACGATGGCAACGAAGACCTATCCTTCTTGGATTGATGACGGTTCGGAAATTCCCGATCCCTTCGGCTACGGCGAGCGAGCGGTCAACTTCCTCCGAAATCTGAGACACCCAAAGAGCCGCCTGCCCGGCCGTCCGTTCCAGCTCGACCCATGGATTGAGCGCATCATCCGGCGCATTTACGGCCCCTGTAGAGAAGACGGGCAGCGGACCATCAAAACCGTTTTCGCGATGATCCCGCGCGGCAACCGCAAAACGACTTTGGGCGCTGCACTGACATTGCTGCATTCTATCGGCCCTGAAAAGACGAAGGGCGGTCAGATTGTCTGCGCCGCCGCCGATCAGAAACAAGCTCGCATCGCTTTCGAAGAGGCAATCAGTATCATCCGCGAGGATGGCCGCATTGAGCGGCTTGTGGACATTGCCGACTATCGCAACCGCTTCCGCGATAAGCGCACCGGCTCGATAGTCGAAGCAATTTCGGCGGACGCGAAGACTCAGCATGGCCGCACGCCGACTTTCACGCTTATGGATGAACTTCATAGCTGGCCTAAGCGCGACCTTTGGGAAGCCTTGAAGACTGGCCTTATCAAGACGCCCGGCTCGCTGAACGTGATTATCACCACGGCAGGGCGCGGCCAGAACTCGATTGCCTATGAGCAATACGCCTACGCTCGCGAGGTCGCGCTTGGCGAGATCGATAACCCTGCATTCCTGCCGATCCTTTTCGAAGCCGAACCCGACTGCGATTGGCGCGACGAAGACGTTTGGCACCGGGTGAACCCCGGCCTTCGATATGGCTACCCTGATCTGGACGGCTTGCGCGAGTACGCCCGGGAAGCCGCCGATCGGCCCGGCGATCGTGAAAGCTTCCGCCAGCTAAACCTCAATATCTGGCTGGACAATAGCGCCGACCCGTTTGTGGACATGGCGGTTTACGATCGCGGCGCGGACCCGATCGACATGGAGGCGCTGTTAGGCCAGCCGTGCTGGCTTGGCGTCGATATGAGTAGCACGCAAGATTTAACGGCGGTGGTTGCCGCGTTCCGAAAGGATGATGGATATATTGTCCTGCCGCACTTCTTTTGCCCTGGTGACAATCTTCGCGCCCGCTCCGATCGCGACGGCGTTCCTTATCCGCAATGGGCTGAGGAAGGTTTCCTGACTGCTACGCCGGGCAACGTGATCGACTACAGCGCGGTTGAATCCTGTATTCGCGACCTTTGCGAGCGCTATCAGGTTCACGAAATCGGCTTCGACGTAGCCTACGCGCAAGCAGTGATGGCCCCTCTTGGCGCAGACGGCTATCCGGTCATGACGGTCCGGCAAGGCTGGATCACGCAATCGCCCGCCTTGAACGAATTAGAGCGGGCGATCCTCTCTGGAAAATTCCAGCACGGCGCGCACCCCGTCCTTCGTTGGTGCTTTTCGAACGTCGCCATTCACACCGACTCGGCTGGCAACCGCACCATGCACAAAGGCAAAAGCAAAGACAGGATCGATGGCGCTGCTGCCACCTGGATGGCCGTATCACGCGCCGCAGCCGGCGAAACTGGCCTCAGCTTCCTAGCCAACCCCGAGATTACCCCCGAAATGCTGGTGCTCCATTGAGTGACGACCTCGAAGACTATTTGAACTCGCTTCCCGACAAGTTGACCGAACACCTTTCGGAGGTATTGCGGGAGGAGGCCCAAAAGCTGTCAGACGCCCAACGGCGAGCGTTGCAATCCCTGGAGCAGCCGCCCGAAGACACGGGCGACCTTGCCGCGTCAAGCGTCGTCACAGAGGGCAGAAACAAGCTGGAATTTTTCGTCCAGGCGGGCGGTGATCTCACGACCAAAGAAATCCGCGAGGGTAGTGGCGAGCCATACGATTACGCGTTGGCTTTTGAGTTCGGCAACTCGCACCAGCCCGCACGGCCTTTCTTCTATTCCACCTACAACGCCCTGCGAGACGAAATGCAGGAAGCCATCGATGACGCAGTGAATGAGGTATTAAACAATGACTGACGACAAATGTGCTCTAGAAGTCGAATGGGCGGGCGGAACCCATGTTTTCTCGCTCGGACACCCTTGGGTCCAGCGGGTTCTCACATATCGAGGTTTACCTAGCGGCGTCACGCCCGCCGGCTGCTTCGTACAGTTCGGCGATGCCAGCTATAAATCAGAAGATGTTGAACGGATCATTGAGCTTGCCCTTATCGGCGGCGGCATGTCCGAGAATGACGCCATCGCTCTCATGGAAGCCCATGTTTACGGGAAGCCGCTTGCCACGAACGCGATGCTGGCCAGTGGGATTCTGAAAGCTCTCATTCTCGGCGCTCACCAGTCCGACAATGAGGAAATCCGCTAATGGCAGCCCTGAAGATTCCGCTGACGGTTGATCTTGAGCAATTCGCAGATCAAATGAAGCAGACGACCGCCCTAGCCGGGACTGCTACCCGTCAGATTGCCAAGCAATTCCTTCAAATGAGCAAGGACTCGGCCTTCAAAGAGATTGGGCTCGGGGCGCTTCGACTGATGAGCACACTTACGCTTGTCGTCGGCTCGGTCAAACTACTGGGCGACGCGATTCAGGGTGCCCGCGCTCAGATGAAAGCGATGGTCGATCTTGCGGACAAGGCGCAGAACCTTGGCGTCTCGCCACGGTTCCTACAGGGTTTTCAGGCCGAAGCGCAAAAGCTACGGGTCAAAGTCGATGACTTGGACGACGCGCTTGTCCATGCTTTCGACGCGACAAAGGATCAATCGCCAATCGATGTCAGCCAATGGGAGACCGGCAAAGAGCGGATCACCGACGTTGAGAAGGCGCTACGGGTCTATAACGAAACATTGGCGAAGGCCAAAGGCCAGCAACTGAACGGCCTTGTCCTCTTCCGCAATGCCGATAGTCAGGAAGAGAAGATCAGGGCTGTTCTGAGCGCCATGATCCAACTGGACCAGATCGGGCAACACGCGGCTTCGCTGGATATCGGCGAGAAAATGTTTGGCTCGCAGTTTGTGGACCGTATCCGGCAAGGGAAGACCAGCGCGGACGGCCTGCTTGCGACCATCGACAAGATGAAGTTCTCGCAAGACGGGGTTTTCTCCAATGACCTTGTGAACCGGGCGAAGTCGATCGACGATCAGTTGAAGCTTGCTGAGGATCGCCTATCGCGTGGCCTGAAACCCGAATGGGACGAGCTAGCCAGTTCGTTGCTCACGATGAAAGGCTATTGGGCCGATATCGTCGGTTTGATCGCCAAGGCCGCCGAGTTCCTAAACCAGCTAAACAACACTAGCCTTAGCTCGCTCACTGGCGAGCTTGAGGCAATCAAAGAGGCGCGGAAAAATCAAAGCGGCTTATATGGCCTGCCCCGGATTCCCGGCGCT